CCAAGAGATTGCTGTGCGTTATGGCAACTGTGAGATCAATATCTTTGGCGATCCGGCTGGTGATTTTCGTGCGCAAACAGATGAGTCAACGCCATTCCAAGTGCTGCGCGGTGCTGGTCTAAGAGCTAGACCAGCTCCAAGTAATGACGTTGCTCTGCGTTTAGAATCTGTAAGCGCATCACTGACTCGCATGGTTGATGGCTTGTCTGGTTTTTTAATTGATCCACGATGCAAAGAATTGGTTAAGGGGTTTGAGGGTGGTTATCAATATCGCCGCATACAAGTATCTGGTGAGCGATATGATGATAGGCCAGAAAAGAACCGCTTCTCTCATATCCACGATGCGCTGCAGTATCTAATGCTTGGCGCTGGTGAGGGGCGCGGTGTTCTTGGCAATAATCAACCGCAGCGCGTTGTCCAAGCGCGAAGAGACTTCGATGTATTTAACAGACAGCCAAAGCAACGCAGACAGGGGCTTTGGTCACGCATGTAATTTTGTGCGTTGTAATGCATTAATGCAGGGGTTACATCTAGGGTTGCATATTATTTGAGGTAGCTATGTGCGTATTTAGAAGGCCACAACAACCACGCCCTGACCCAGCAGTAGAAGCTGAGCGCAAAGAGCGAATGGAAGCTGAAACAGCTACAACCAAAGCCAACAAGCAAGCAGCTTTGCAAAAGCGTGTGCAGGGAAAGAGTAAAGGCGGCAGCGCTACTCATTCTCTCTTGTCAGGCTCTGGCGGCGGCATTGGCTTCTACAATGAGTACATATAATGCATGATAAAATTGCCAAGGATTATCTCCGGCGCTATGACAAAGCTCTTGCTCATCGCCTCAACTTTGAAGCTTTGTTTGATGAGTGTTATGAATACGCTCTTCCACAACGAGAAGGTTTTACAAAACTTACAGCAGGTCAGCGCAGAGATGATCGCATCTTTGATGAGACAGCTGTTGTTGGCACTCAAGAGTTTGCGTCACGCTTGCAATCGGGTTTGGTTCCGAACTTTGCGCGATGGGCAGACTTGGTTGCTGGTAGCGAGGTGCCGAGTGATCAGACTGAGGCTATTGATAATCAGCTTGAAGAGGTCACTGAATACGTCTTTCAGGTATTGCAGAACAGTAATTTTGGACAAGAAGCCCACGAAGCATTCCTTGATCTTGCTGTGGGAACAGGGTGTTTGCTGGTTGAAGAAGGTGATGCGCTTAACCCCATAAGGTTTAATGCTATTCCGTTGCCTCAACTGGTTCTTGAAAACGGCGCAGATGATCGCATTGACCATGTGTATCGTGAGCGCGAGTTGCGCAACAAAGACATTTTAATCGCTTACCCTAATGCCATCCTTTCCAAGATGATGATGGAAAAGATTGCAAAGGCTCCCGATACCAAGACCAAGATCATCGAAGTAATTTGCAGACTGTATGATAAGCCTAATCAAGAGCGTAATGCTTACTATGTCATCTGCAAAGAAACCCAAGAATTAATCTATCAGGATGTATTTGAAGGTGCTGGCTCAAATCCTTTTGTGTGTTTCAGATGGTCAAAGGCGGCAGGTGAAGTCTACGGACGCGGCCCACTTGTCAACGCGCTTAGCGCGATCAAAACCACTAACCTCACTATTGAACTGGTACTTGAGAATGCGCAGATGGCAATCTCGGGCATATATCAAATGGATGATGATGGAGTAATCAACACAGACTCTATCAATTTGGTTCCGGGGACAATCATTCCAAAAGCGCCAAACTCTCAAGGCTTACAGCCAATCCGTGCTGCTGGCTCGTTTGATGTAGCAAATCTTATCCTTGGTGACATGCGCAACAATATCAAACGCGCATTGTATAATGATATGTTAGGCGACCCTAACAAAACACCAGCAACAGCAACTGAAGTTGCAGAGCGTATGGCTGATCTATCTCGCCGTATTGGTTCTGCCTTTGGCAGATTGCAAGCTGAGTTTGTTCAGCCAGTGTTGCAGCGCGTTGTTTATATTTTAAAGAAGCAAGGCCGCATCGATGTTCCAACATTGAATGGCAGAGATGTAAAGGTTCGCTCAGTATCTCCATTAGCACAGGCGCAAGCTAATCAAGATATTACAGCAGTAGATCGTTTCTTGGAAATGGTTGGTGGCCGATTTGGGCCACAGATGGTGAACCTACTCGTTTCATCAGAAGAAGCATCAGCTTACTTGGCGAAGAAGTTTGGTGTGCCGGATAATCTAATCCGTGACTCGCATGAGCGTCAGGCTCTTGCGCAAGCTATGCAGCAAATGGCTGCGCAGCAGCAAGGCATGGAACCGCCAACGCAGGGGTAATCTATGAACAAACTCAGACTGGATGGGTTTGCTAGAGGTGATGAGGAAGACAAGCATGTGTCGCTAGATATAGCGGCATTGTTTGCGTCACCTACTGGCATCTCTGTTTTAAAGTATTTGCGCTCGATAACCATTGAAGCAGTCAATGGCCCGAACGTAACGGACGCTGAACTTCGTCATATGGAAGGGCAGCGGTATCTTGTGGGGCTATTAGAGCGCCGCATCAAACATGGACAGAAGGTAAAACAAGATGAGTGAAACAGATAATGTAGAAGCAGAAGGCTCAATGCTGTCTGCCGAAGCACCTGTTGACGGTAGCCAATCTGGAACCGTGGATAGGCCGGAGTGGCTCCCAGAAAAGTTTAAGACGCCAGAAGATTTGGTGGCTTCATACTCTTCATTAGAGAGCAAGCTTGGCAAGGGTGAGGAAGAACTGCGCAAAACTCTTGCAGAAGAGATGTTGCAAGAGACATACAAAGATCGACCAGAAACTGTTGGTGACTATGTGCTGCCAGAAGTCTTGAGCGAAGAAGAGGCTGTTGACAATCAGCTTTTAAATTGGTGGTCACAGTTTTGTTACGATCATGGGTATGGGCAAGACAAGTTTGCTGATGGCATTCAAAAATATGCAGAAGCATTGAGTGGTGACATGCCTGACATTAATGCTGAACGCGAAAGACTTGGCGAAAACGCAGATGCGCGTATCGAATCTGTGCAGCTGTGGGCAAACAAGTTCTTCGATGAGAGTCACATGGGCGCTCTCGAAAGGCTAGGCCAAACGGCAGAAGGTATAGAAGTCTTGGAAAAAGTTATGGACGCATTAAAAGGATCAGGCATTGACGGTAATGCTGAAGCAAGCGCTCAGCTAACTGAAGCCGATCTTCGTGGCATGATGAATGATGAGCGCTATTGGAAGCAAGGAGCCAGAGACACAGCATTTATAAAGCAGGTGCAAGATGGCTTCTCTAAGCTTTACAGGTAGCGGTCAATATAATGAGCTAGACATTGTTAAGTCTACCTCAGTTCACTCAAGTTACTTGCAGCATACTCTGCGTAATACGGACTTGCGTGAATGCATGATTGCTGGTGCAACGCCTTGGAGGGCGTTGCATCTTCCCCTTTCAATAAAGGGCGCGGAAACATTTACCGTTCTATCAAGTGACAAACCAATATGCATGTTTGGCACTGTCCCACTGGATAATGAAGAAGCTGCTATTGCATCTATATGGTTGCTTGGAAGCTATGATATGAACGATCACAAAAGAACATGGATGCGCCTTACGCATCCTGTCTTTGATTATTTCCAAAACAAGTATGACATTCTAGAAAATGTTGTTCCTATCGATCATGAAAAAACAATCAGGTGGCTTCAGTTTGCTGGCTGTTTGTTTTCAAATACTGCAACCGTTGTGAATGGCTACCCTGTGGCAAGATTTGTGCGTTGCGCATATGACATAGAAGTGTCATTTGAAGAAGATGAACGGCCTATTTCTAACTGACAGCCCCGACAGGGATAACTGGACGACGAGCGGAATGGACAACCGATACGAGTGTAATTTTAACTTTGATGTAAGGACTGTAAAAAATGGCGAATACAATTGATGTAGCCTTTATTAAGCAGTTTGAGTCCGAAGTTCACATGGCTTATCAGCGTATGGGTTCTAAATTGAAGAACACTGTTCGCAATAACAATGTGAGTGGTAGCGTTGTTCGTTTCCAGAAGATCGGCTCAGGCACAGCTTCAACTAAAGCGCGTAATGGTAATGTGACTCCAATGGAGCTTGTACATACAACTGTAGAAGCAACCATGGCTGACTACTATGCAGCTGAGTTTATCGACAAGTTGGATGAATTGAAAACCAACATCGATGAGCGTCAGGCTGTTGCTAAGTCATCTGCTGCTGCTCTCGGTCGCAAGACTGACGAGATTATCTACACAGCAATGGATGCTGGCGCAAACGCAACTCAGATCAACTCAACTGCAGCAGCGGTTGATAAGGCTGATATCTTGACACTGTTCGAAACCTTCGGCGCAGCAGACCTGCCAGAAGACGGACAGCGGTATCTGGCTATGTCACCTGCTGGTTTTGCTGACTTGTTTAACATTAACGAGTTTGCATCATCTGACTATGTTGGTGATCAGAACCTGCCGTTTGCTGGTGGCATGACCATGAAGCAATTCATGGGCTTCAACATCTTCTCAACTTCAGCAATCACTGCTGGTAAGAACATTGCTTACCACACATCTGCTGTTGGCCTCGGTATCAACTCAGACGTTAAGACTGAGCTGAACTATGTGCCTGAGAAAGTTGCACACCTTGCAACTTCAATGATGTCAATGGGCGCTGTTGTTATCGATGATA